CACCTGAAATAGAAGAAAAAATAAAAACTAGTGGTAAACCAGTTATAAGATTAACTTTAGAAGAATTTTCACAATCAACCTTTATAAGTAATGAAGAATTAAGAAAAAAACTCCTTAAAAAATCTACTAAAAAATAATTTTTTATTCTTAAATAAGATTTGGAGGGGCTAACGCCCTTTCTTATTTTAATATTTATCACCATAAAATAAATCAATTGACCTTAAATGGCTGAAAAGAGAAAATTTTCCAGTAGACGAGATTCACCAGGACAATCAGTTTTTAAACAAGATTTGTTCCTTTTAAGTGTCCCTACAGGTTCTACTTCAGATCCAGGAACAGATAGAGTTTTAGCTACTGATAAAGATGGTCGTGTAGTTTCAGTTATAGGAGGATCTGGAGGTGGTGGTGGATCAAATGGTACATCAGGTTCATCAGGAGGTAATGTAACTTCTGGAACTTCAGGAACATCAGGTACTGCAGGTTTAAGTAGAACCTCAGGTTCTTCAGGTATAGGGGGCACATCAGGTTCTAATGGTAATTCAGGTACATCAGGTACTCAAGGTAATTCAACAACTTCAGGTTCTTCAGGCTCAGCTGGTGCTGGAGGTATATCAAATACATCAGGTACTTCAGGTTCAACAGGTACTTCAGGTACAGTAGGTGCAAGTGGTTCTTCAGGAGAATCAGGAACATCTGGTACTTCAGGAAGTACTTCAGGTTCATCAGGAACATCATTTACATCAGGTACTTCAGGTTCAAATGGTACTTCAGGTATAAGTGGAGCTTCAGGTTCAAGTAAAACATCAGGTTCAACTGGTACAAGTGGTACAATAGGTGCAAGTGGTTCTTCAGGAGAATCAGGTACTTCAGGTTCAGGAGGATCTTCAGGTGTAGGAGGTACTTCAGGTACTTCTGGTACAAGTGGCTCAACAGGTACAAGTGGTATTTCAGGAGCTTCAGGTTTAAGTAAAACATCAGGTTCAACTGGTACTTCGGGTACAATAGGTGCTTCAGGTTCTTCAGGTGAAAGTGGCACATCAGGTTCAGGAGGATCTTCAGGTATAGGTGGTACAGCAGGTACTTCAGGTACATCAGGATCTACAGGTACTTCTGGTATAGCAGGAGCTTCAGGATTAAGTAAAACATCAGGTTCAACAGGTACTTCAGGTACAGGGGGTGCTTCAGGTTCTTCAGGAGAATCAGGCACATCAGGTTCAGGAGGTTCTTCAGGTGTAGGAGGTACAGCAGGTACTTCTGGTACAAGTGGTTCTACAGGTACTTCAGGTATAGCAGGTGCTGCAGGATCAAGTAAAACATCAGGTACTTCAGGTTCAACTGGTACAAGTGGTACAGTAGGTGCAAGTGGTTCTTCAGGTGAATCAGGCACTTCAGGTTCTTCAGGTGTAGGAGGTACTTCAGGTACTTCAGGTACAAGTGGTTCAACAGGTACTTCAGGTATAGCAGGTGTTGCAGGTGGAAGTGCTACTTCAGGTACATCAGGTTCAACAGGTACTTCAGGTACAGTAGGTGCTTCAGGTTCTTCAGGTGAAAGTGGTACATCAGGTTCTTCAGGTGTAGGAGGTACTTCAGGTACAGCGGGTACATCAGGATCTACAGGTACAAGTGGTATAGCAGGTGCTGCAGGTTCAAGTAAAACAAGTGGTACAAGTGGTTCAACAGGTACTTCAGGTACAGTAGGTGCAAGTGGTTCTTCAGGAGAATCAGGTACTTCAGGTTCAGGAGGATCTTCAGGTGCTAATGGTACTTCCGGAAAGTCAGGTACATCAGGTTCAACAGGTACTTCTGGTATTTCAGGGGCATCTGGTTCAAGTAAAACATCTGGTTCTTCAGGTTCAACAGGTACTTCAGGTACAGTAGGTGCTTCAGGTTCTTCAGGTGAAAGTGGTACATCAGGTTCTTCAGGAACTGCAGGAACAACAGGTGCTTCTCGTACATCAGGAAAATCAGGAACATCAGGTTCTTCAGGTACATCAGGTACAACAGGAGCATCAAGAACTTCAGGAAATTCAGGTACTTCAGGTACAAGTGGTTCTACAGGTTCTTCAGGTGCAAGCCAAACATCAGGCACTTCAGGTACATCAGCATCTACAGGTACTTCTGGTATTTCAGGGGCATCTGGTTCAAGTAAAACATCTGGTTCTTCAGGAACTTCAGGTACAACTGGTGCATCAAGAACTTCAGGAAAATCAGGTACTTCAGGTTCTTCAGGAACTTCAGGTACAACTGGTGCATCAAGAACATCAGGTAAAAGTGGTACTTCTGGTTCATCAGGTACATCAGGTACTACAGGTGCTTCTCGTACATCAGGAAATTCAGGTACTTCAGGTACAAGTGGTTCTACAGGTTCTTCGGGTGCAAGCAAAACTTCAGGTACTTCAGGTACAAGTGGTTCTACAGGTACTTCTGGTATTTCAGGAGCTTCAGGATTAAGTAAAACATCAGGTACAAGTGGTTCTACAGGTACTTCAGGTACAGTAGGTGCAAGTGGTTCTTCAGGAGAATCCGGCACATCAGGTTCAGGAGGTTCTTCAGGTGTAGGAGGTACAGCAGGTACTTCTGGTACAAGTGGTTCTACAGGTACAAGTGGTATAGCAGGTGTTTCAGGTTCAAGTAAAACATCTGGTTCATCAGGTACATCAGGTACTACAGGTGCTTCTCGTACATCAGGAAAAGCAGGAACATCAGGTTCTTCAGGTACTTCAGGTACAACTGGAGCTTCAAAAACATCAGGTAAATCAGGAACATCTGGTTCTTCAGGTACTTCAGGTACAACAGGTGCTTCTCGTACATCTGGTAAAAATGGAACTTCAGGATCAAGTGGTACTGCAGGTACAACTGGGGCTTCAAAAACATCAGGTAAAAGTGGATCATCTGGATCAACAGGTACTTCAGGTTTGGGGGGTAATTCAGGTGGTTCTAATACATCAGGAACTACAGGTACTGCTGGTACATCTGGACAATCTAATACTTCAGGAGCTTCCATTCAAGGTTCAAATGGTACTTCAGGTTCGGGTTCACCAGGTACATCAGGTACAAGTGGTAGTGGTGGAGGTGGTACACCTCACTCATTCACAGCAGCATCAAACAACCCTGATGTATGGGGATTTTTTGAACCAGAGGTTCCTGATAATACAGGTTTAATAGCTAGAGGATGGGTAATAGTACAAATTGGAGGTATTGATTATTATCTACCAGCATGGATTCAACCATAGTATATTATAATTTGGATATGTATAAATAAGTTATTATATTATTATTAAAATTAGTTTTATGAAAAAATTGCTTTGTATAGCACCTCATTTATCAACAGGAGGGTTACCACAATATCTTACTAAAAAAGTAGAATTAATAAAAGATGAATTTGAAATTTATTTAATTGAATGGGATAATTTAACTGGAGGTGTTCTAGTTGTTCAAAAAAATCGTTTACAGGAAATGATTCCATCTGAACGTTTTTTTGTTTTAGGTGAAGATAAAACTGAACTTTTTAATATTATAGATAAGATTCAACCTGATGTAATTCATTTAGAAGAAATCCCTGAGTATTTTATGGATTTTGAAATTGCTAAAAAATTATACAATCAAAATAGATCTTATTCTTTAATAGAAACATCTCATGATTCCTCAATGGACACAAATAATAAAATATTCTTCCCAGATAAATTTATTTTTGTATCAGAGTGGCAAAAAGAACAATATAAAAATATCGATGTACCTCAAGAGGTAATTTATTATCCTATTGAATATAAAGAACGCCCCAATAGAGAAGAAGCATTAAGTGCTTTAGGATTAGATCCTAATAAAAAGCATGTTTTACACGTTGGGTTATTTACACCAAGAAAAAACCAATCAGAATTTTTTGAATATGCTCGATTACTCCCAGATGTTGAATTTCATAGTGTAGGTAATCAAGCAGATAATTTTAGAGATTATTGGGAACCATTAATGTCTAATAAACCTCCCAATGTAACCTGGTGGAATGAACGTAGTGATGTTGATAATTTTTACAAGGCAATGGATTTATTTCTATTTACTTCACGTGGAACTAATACGGATAAAGAAACAATGCCTTTAGTAATTCGTGAAGCAATTTCATGGAATATGAATTTATTAATTTATAATCTTCCTGTATATTTAGATTATTTTGATCAATTTGATAATGTAGATTACCTAGATTTTGGGGACAAAAATAAAAATGTAAATATAATTAATTCAATTTTAGAATTATCAGATTTCCAATATTCAAAACCTTTAAATATTGACCTCGAGGAAGAAGCATTTATTATTTCAACTTATCCTGTTACTAAAGCTATAATAGATACAACTAAAGAATGTATTGAAGCTGTTAAAAAAACAGGTCGTAAAGTAATATTAACCTCTCATATTCCTATCCCTGAAGAATTAGATAAATTAGTTGATTATTCTATTAATGATAATAATAACATTTTAACTAAACATACATTTTATAAACATTCTTGGATATCAAATGATAAAATGAAAGCCCAAGTTAATCTTACGGGTGAAGATAATGATGTATATCATGGTCCTACTTGTTATACAAATTATTATAATGGGTGTTCTTTAGCGGAAGGTTTAGGAATAAAAAAAGTATATTTTCTTAATTATGATTATATTATACAAGAGGATTCTTATGTAAATAAAATAAGTTCAATTCTTAATTCTAAGAATGCATTTTTTGGACAAGACATTGCTGCTGAAGGAAATCAAATAATTACTTGGTTTTTAGGAATTCACCCTAAATTTTTCCTTCAAAAACCTAAAATTAATAATGCAGAACAATATGATAAGTTAATGCATGATTGGGGTTCTGAATCTAATGGTTTAGAAAATCTTATGTATCACGGTTTTAAAAATGATTTAAATATTCATTGGGAGTCTAAAGAAAAATTTCAAGAAGAATGTACTAAAACCTTTATACATAGAGATTATTCCCGTGTGGAGTATTTTTCAGTATTACCTAGTAATATTCCTAATCATTTTGTTCCATATGTCCAAATTTCAAATAATAATGATAGCCGTTTATTAAAATATACACTTGAAAAAAATGGAAAAATTATTAATCAATCTGAATATGAAGTTACTAGTAAATTTCATACATACGATATTGTAAAATTTACTGAAGGAGACATATTTAAAGTAATTTGGGATACTTATGATTTAGTTACTAATTCAATTTTAAATTCTAAAGTTGTAGAAATAAATGATGATTATATAAATAATCAAATAGATAAAAATGGTTTATTTGAATGGTTTGGTGATCAAACTGAATTTATATCTAAGCTTAAAATAAAATTAATGCATTTGGTTACTGAACCAGATACAAATAAAAAAGAAATTAGATCAGTAGAAAACATTAAAGAATTTTGCCAATTAACAGGTATTAAATATGAACAACGTATTAATAAAATTTGGACTGAAACTCCACCAAAAGATACTTGTAATAGACCTAATGATGTTCAAGATAAACCTGGGTATTATAAGTTAGCCCCAGGACATTATGGGTGTTATAAAGCACATACAGATGCTATTTTAGCTGAAGATAATAAAGATTATGATTATATTTTAATTTTTGAAGGTGATGTAATTGTAGATTCTCCTTTTAGTGAATTAAGACAAGCATTAGATCGTTTTAGTAGATTATCAAAAGAAAACAATCAGGATATAATTGGATTTGGTAACCCATTTAATAATCGTAATTTAAATGGACCTAAAATAGAAGATATTTATACAAATGTAACACCATTTATCCCAGCTCAATCATATTTAATTAATAATAATAGATTAGAATACATTCAAGATAAAATTAAAAGTACTCCTTGGGATGCATTTGATATGTGGGTATGTAATGTAGCACAATTAAAAGTAGGTACAGCTGAAAAAATTTATACTAAACATCTCCCAGGATTTAGTATTATAGAACAAGAATTTAAAGGAATGGATGAAAATAGTCCTGAAATTTACGCAACAATATGAAGATATGTCATGTAGATCCCGCTTGTGGATTAGCTATACCTCCAAAAAATTGGGGAGCAATTGAAAAAATTATATGGGAGTTTGAAGAAAACCAAAGAAAATTAGGTCATCATTCTACCCATAAACTATCTAGTTTTATTAATCCTGGGGAATATGATATAGTTCACTGCCATGTAGCTAATTTAGCAATAGGTTTAAAAAATAAAGGTATTCCTTATATTTATCAACTCCATGACCATCATGTAAAATATTATGGTAAAGAATCTTCTACTTTTAAAGAAAACTTAGAAGCCATTGAAGGCTCTTTAATATCATTAATGCCCGCTAAATGGTTAGTTGATTATTTTGACCATCCTAAATGTGTATATTTTCCACATGGAGTAAATACTGATGAATTTTTCCCACCCCCATTTAATAAACCAAAACCAGATGAACCTAAATTATTAATGGTTGCTAATAATGGTATGGGTGGGAAAAATGGACATGACCGAAAAGGATTTTCTTATGGAGTTGGTTTAGCTATATTAAATAACTTACCACTTACTATTGTAGGTCCTAAAAACAATCAAAATTGGATAAATGAAAATTTATGGGTTTTAAATTATCCTAAACTAAATTTTATTTGGGAGCCTGATAATAAAGATTTAAGAAAAATTTATTGGGGTCATGATATTTTCCTCCATCCATCAGAATTAGAAGCAGGACATCCAAATCTTACATTATTAGAAGCTGCAGCTTGTGGGTTACCTATTATAGGATGGATTGAAATGGAAACAGATTTTCATGGTTTATGGAGAGCCCCTCGTAATATATTTCGTATGAATGAAGGATTAGATGATATTTTAAATAATTGGGATAAGTATGTAAATAATTCTACTCAAACTGGAAGAGATTTTAGTTGGGAAAATAGAACAATTGAATTATTAGAAATATATAAACAATTTTAAGTTATGAAACAAGAATTAATAAATACCTATAACTCTATAAAAAATTTAAATTTACCTATTAAAGTTCCCTCTAATACTTTTAATGTTAATTTTATTGAAGGAGCTTTTATTGAAATTTTAGGTAAACAAGATAAAAAATATAAGGTTATAATAAAAAATCTAGATACTAATAAGATAGTTCATGATACAATTATTAATAATAATATGTGGACTAGAACTAATATAAAATATTTTGTTCGTTGGGAAATTAAAGTTTATGATTTATCTATTAATGAATTAGTATTTAAACATCAATACAACCCTGAAGGTAAACGTGTTTATATCCATTTAGATTCAGATGCTATTGGTGATACATTAGCATGGTTTCCATATGTGCTTGAATTTCAAAAACAACATAAATGTAATGTAATTGTTTCTACTTTTAAAAATAAATGGTTTGAAAATTTATATCCTGAACTAGAATTTGTAAACCCAGGAGATTCAGTTCCTGATTTATATGCTATGTATGGTATTGGGTGGTTTTATAAAAATGAAAATAATAATAAAACATTTGATTCTCAAAGAATTCCTTGTGATTTTAAACCTTTACCATTACAAGAAACAGCAACTAAAATCTTAAATTTAGACTATAAAGAAATAAAACCTTTAATAAACTTTTTAGACACTGGTCGCCCTATAGAAGAAAAATATGTTGTAATAGCTCCTCATGCTTCAGCACATGCTAAATATTGGAATTATCCTGGAGGGTGGCAAAAAATAATTGATGTTTTAAATGAAAAAGGATATAAAGTAATGATGATTACACATGAACCTTTAAATGATGGGTGGCATGATTCAAAATTAGGAGGAACTTTATTAAATGTAATTGATGAAACTGGTGATTACTCAATTGAAAAAAGGATGAATCAAATAAAACATGCTGAAGCTTTTATAGGAGTTGGAAGTGGTTTATCCTGGTTAGCTTGGGCTATTAATACTCCAGTAGTGATGATTTCAGGGTTTAGTGAATCTTATACTGAATTTGAAGACTGTGAAAGAGTCTCAACCCCTGAAGGTAATTGTACAGGATGTTTTAATAGAGAATGGTTAAATCCTGGGGATTGGGAATGGTGTCCTGATCACAAAGATACCCCAAGACAATTTGAGTGTACTAAATCTATTAAACCTAGTCAAGTTTTAACTTCTATTCAAAATTTATTACATTTTTAAATGGTTATGTCATATGTATTGTAGAATAAAATAAATAAATAAGTTATTATACTAATTTGACTTTTAATAAAAAGTATAATATTTATAACAAAACATATTTTTAATCTACAATAAAATGGCAGAAACATTATTATCACCAGGTGTATTAGCAAGAGAAAATGATCTCTCAGCAATAACCGCCCAACCAATTCAAGCAGGTGCTGCAATCATAGGTCCTACTGTTAAAGGTCCTGTTGGAATTCCAACATTAGTAACCTCATACAGTGAATATGCTCAAGCATTTGGAACAACTTTCTTAAGTGCAAGTTTACAACAAGAATTTTTAACTTCAAATTCAGCTTACAATTATTTTAATAATGGTGGAACTACACTATTAGTAACTAGAGTTGTATCTGGGTCATTTACAAGTGCAACATCAACAAACATTTCAGGTAGTGGAGTAGCAGTAGCAACTTCTTTTACTTTGAAAACATTTGGTGAAGGTGAAATTATGAACAGTTCAGGTTCAGAAGTAGATGGCGCTTTAGTTTCAGGATCATCTGATAACTTAAGATGGGAAGTAGCAGGATTTAGTACTTCTTCAGGTACTTTCTCATTATTAATTAGAAGAGGTGATGATACTACTTCAGAAAAAACAGTATTAGAATCTTATGCTAATTTATCATTAGACCCAACAGCACCAAATTATATTTCAAAAGTAATAGGTGATAGTTACAAAACAGTTAATACTAGTGATACAACACCATACGTTCAAGATAATGGTACTTTCCCAAATAGATCAAGATATGTATATGTTTCAGCTGTAAACTCAAAAACCCCTCAATATTTTGATAATAATGGAGATTTTAAATCTGAATATACAGCATCACTTCCAGCAGTAGCAAGTGGTTCATTTGAAAACGCAACAGGTCAAGTTTATTTCAACACTGCAGGAGCTGCATTTAACGAAAAAATTACTACAGCTGCAAATATTCAAGGTTTAAATAATACTAATTACACAACATCAATTGATTTATTATCAAATCAAGATGAATATAATTTTAATTCAATTACAGTACCAGGTGTAATGATTGAAACTGCTCCTTCTACAACTACCAAATTAATTAATATGGTACAAGAAAGAGGAGATGCATTAGCAATTGTAGATGCTTCAACTTATGGAGCTACAATTAACGCTATGACAGCAGAAGCTTCAGCATATAATTCAAGTTATGCAGCAGTTTATGCTCCTTGGCTACAAACAACAAGTCCAGAAACAGGAGAATTAGTATGGGTTCCAGCTTCAACAATGATTCCAGGAGTTTATGCTTACAATGATAGAGTAGGAGAAGCATGGTTTGCTCCTGCAGGATTAAATAGAGGTGGATTAGCTACAGTAGTTAGACCAGAAAGAAAATTCTCACAAGCAAACAGAGATACTTTATACCAAGGTAAAGTAAACCCAATTGCTTCATTCCCAGGATCTGGTACAGTAGTATTTGGTCAGAAAACATTACAAACTAAAGCAAGTGCTTTAGATCGTGTAAATGTTAGAAGATTATTAATTGAACTTAAATCTTATATTTCTCAAGTAGCAGATAATTTAGTATTTGAACAAAATACAATAGCTACAAGAAATGCATTCTTAAGCCAAGTAAACCCATATTTAGAATCAGTTCAACAAAGACAAGGTTTATATGCTTTTAGAGTAATTATGGATGATAGTAATAATACAGCGGATGTAATTGATAGAAATGAGCTAATTGGTCAAATTTATCTACAACCAACTAAAACAGCTGAATTCATTTACTTAGATTTCAATGTTTTACCAACTGGAGCTACTTTCCCAGCATAAAGAAAGAAAAATTTAATATTTATAACAAAACAACATAATATAAAGCAAAATGGCAGTAATAGATCCAAACGAAATATTTTTCACAGCTTTTGAACCAAAAGTACAGAATCGATTTATCATGTATGTAGACGGTATTCCATCGTATACAATTAAGGGTATTTCATCAGTCGGGTTCTCGCAGGAAGAAATTGTTCTTAATCATATCAACACATATAGAAAAGTTAAGGGTAAATTAAAATGGAATGATTTGACAATGACTATGTTTGATCCAATCACTCCTTCAGGAGCACAAGCCGTAATGGAGTGGGTTCGTCTACATCATGAATCTGTAACAGGTAGAAATGGTTATTCTGATTTCTACAAAAAAGATTTAACTATTGATGTTTTAGGTCCTGTAGGTGATATCGTTTCTGAATGGATTATTAAAGGTGCTTTTGTTAAAGCCGCAGAATTCGGAGAATATAACTGGGATAATGAAGCAGCAGCTCAAAACTTAACAGTTACTATTGGTATGGATTACTGTGTATTGAATTACTAATACAATTTTGCAATTATTTTTAAAGGGAGCTTGGCTATGTCAAACTCCCTTTTTATATTCATATTTATATATGATAATTAAGTTATAACAAATAAAAATTTATGGAAAATCCTACAAACCCCGAAGTACAACAACCACAGGCACCAACCCCTCCTGTTGCTACTTCCCAACCAGTTCAACATAAGTTTCCTACAGAAACTATAAAATTACCTTCTAAAGGTTTACTTTATCCAAAAGATCATCCTTTAGCTAGTGGAGAAATTGAAATGAAATATATGACCGCTAAGGAAGAAGATATTCTTACAAATCAAAACTTTATTAATAATGGTACAGTATTGGATAAACTTCTTCAATCTTTAATTATTACAAAAGTAAATTTCAATGATCTTTTCTTAGGTGATAAAAATGCAATATTAATTGCTTCCCGTGTTTTAGGATACGGTAAAGATTATGAATTTGAATTAGAAGGTGATGATTGTGTAGTTGATTTATCTTTATTAGAAAATAAAGAAATCAATGAAAGTTTATTTGTCCAGGGTCAAAATGAATTTCCATTTACTTTACCTCATACAGGTACAAATGTTACATTTAAATTAATGGATGGTCATACTGAAAATAAAATAGATAGAGAAATTAAAGGACTTAAAAAAGTTAATAAATTAAGTTCAGCTGAATTATCTACCAGAATGAAACATTTAATTGTATCTGTTGAAGGTGATGATACACCTAAAACAATTAGAGATTTTGTAGATAACTATCTTTTAGCCCGAGATTCTCGGGCACTTAGGGAATATATGAAAGATATACAACCTGATATTGATTTAGAAACAACAATAACCGTTAATGGTGAAGAAAGGGAAATGGAGGTACCCATCGGTATTAACTTTTTTTTCCCTGACGCATGATCAAGCTAAACAGTATAGAAGTAATTTATTCCAACAACTCCATGATATAGTATTTCATGGTAAAGGGGGATATGACTTCCATACTGTGTATAATATGCCTATATGGCTTAGAAATTTTACATATAGTTCTATAAGTAAATTCTATAAAGAACAAAGTGAAGAAAATTCAAAATCATCAGTAGAAGAATCTATAGCAAATATGAGAAAAGCAGGGGCTGTAGCATCTAAAAAAGATTCAAAAACTCCTAGTTATGTGACAAAGGCATCAAAAAAATGATGCCTTTTCATATTTATAACATATAATATTATATTCAATGGCAGATAAAACTGGTGACATCAAAAAACAAGCTCAAGAGAGTGCTGTAATAATTGAAGATGCTTTAAGATCTATATCTTCTCAAATTGGAGATATTTTCCAACAGGCATTAAATGAAGGTAGTGATGTTTCTAAAACCATGGCCAAGGATGTCCAATCCTCATTAAATTCTTTATCAAAAGTTTCTAAAGGTTTAGCTACTAGTTTTGAAAAAGCTAGTCAAGGTGCTTTTAATCTAAAAGATCTTACTAAAGAAATTCAAACACGAACCGCTAAAATTTCTTCTATAGAAACTCAAATTGAAATAGCTAGAAGAAATGGAGTAAAAGATACAAAAGCATTAGAAGCAGAATTAAAAAAAGTTAAAGCAACTAATGATGCTTATGTTAAAGAACTTGAAAAAGCTAATAGTTTATCCAAAAATATTAATAAAAGTATAGGATTAACAGGTATGGCTTTAAAAGGTATAGGTGCCGCAGCTCAAAAAATAGGTTTTAGTGGAATAGGAGATGTTATGGAAGAAGCTAAACAGGCTGCTGTTGAAAAAGCAAAAGCCTTAGGAGTTTCTGATAAAAAGTCATTAGGGCTTGTAGGTAAATTTAAAACAATGGGTGCTGCTCTTAAAGTAGTAGGTAAAGCAATTATTCGAAATTTAACAGATCCTTTAGTTTTAGCAGGTGTAGCTATAAAAGCTATGAAATCCGCAATCTCTTTTGTTACAGACGCTTATAAACAAGGGGAACAAGCTGCTTTTAACATTAGTGAGGAAAATGTAAGTATGGCTAGGTCACTAGGTATATCTCAAAAAGCAGCAAATAGCCTAGCAGGTTCAGTTGCAGGTATGGGTCCTACTACAGCTGCCTCTAAAAAATCTATTGAAGGCATTATGTCAGCAATGGGTTCAACTGAAAAACTTAGTACAAACACAGCAAGAGTATTTGTTAAATTAAATACTATGGCAGGAATGTCAGCTGAATCATTAGCAAAATTCCAAAAATTCGCTAAAAAAAGTGGAGAAGATGCAGGTACATTAGTATCTCAAATGGCAAAAACAGCAGGCTCTGCCATTAAAAATAATAAGCTTGCAATGACCCAAAGAGATTTGTTAGAAGAATCTGCAGATCAATCAGCATATGTCAAACTACAATTTGCAGGTCAAGGTCCTGCATTAGTAAAAGCAGTAGCACAATCCAAATCATTAGGTATAAACATGCAAAAAGCAAGAGATATGGCTTCATCTCTCTTAAATTTTGAAGATTCTATTGCTGCTGAAATGGAAGCTGAATTATTAACTGGTAAACAGTTAAACTTAGAAGAAGCTAGAGCTTTAGCTTTAAAAGGTGATAATATTGGTGCTGCTAAATTAATAGCAGAACAAGTAGGAGGCGCTGCTGAGTTCATGTCTATGAACGTTATACAACAAGAAGCATTAGCCAAAGCGGCAGGTATGAGTACCGATGAAATGTCCAATATGTTAAGTGGTCAAAAGGATATGGAAGCTAATGGTAAAAACTTAGTTAAAGACCAAGAAAAAGGTATTGCTGCTATGACTTCACAAGTATCATTAAGAGAAGATGCAGAAAATAGAGCAAGAAGAGCAGCAGAAGCAAATATATCAGTTTATTATGAATTAAAAGAATCTGTCCACGCAATTAATGATGCATGGATTAAAACTAAAAAAGTAGTAAATGACGCTATTAGTGAAGAGGTAATTAAACCTATGGCTGATTTTTTAATGAGTAAAGAAGGGAAAGAATTCCTAAAAAAACTTCCAGATTATGTTAAGTCTGCCTTAAAAGGTCTTAAAGAAATAGTTAAAACTATTGCAAATTTTACAAAAGAACACCCATGGTTAGTAGGATTAACTGCCGGGGCTGTTGCTACAGTTAAATTAGTTGGTGCTGAAAATATAAAAAATGTGCTTAGTGGTGGGTTTGATTTCTTAATGGGTAATAAACAAGGTGCAAAGGCTGCAATGGGAATAGATTTAGGTACGGATATGAACCCAATGACCGTTAAAATGGCTAATACCATGGATGTAGGGGATATAATTGGTGGGAAAGGTAAAGCCTCAATTTTAAAACAATTTAAAACTTTACTTACTAAACCTAAAGTAATGTTTAGAGCTTTAAGAATGAAGGGTAGTGGGTTTGGTAAAGTAATAGGCCAGTTAATGGGTAAATTTGGAAAATTTGGATCATTACTTGGAGGTTTAGGAAGTATGTTTAAAGGTTTAGGAAGCTCAATTAAATCAGGATTTGGAAATGTCTTTAAAAACATTAAATCAGGTTTATCAAAAGTATTTTCTAGTGGTGGTGGTGGTGCTAAGGCTGCTAAAGCTGCAAAAGGTGGAGGAAATTTCTTTTCAAGGGCATTTAATTCTGTAAAAAAAGGTTTATCAAGAGCAGGTAAAGGAATAGCTAATGTTGCAGGAAAAGTATATAATGCTGGTAAATCAGCTGTAAAATATGTTGGTAAAGGCTTATCAAAACTAAATCCTGTAAAAATGTTAAAATCAAAAGTAGGAAGTGGGATAGCAAAAGGAATGAGTAAACTAGCAGGGCCTGCCCTAGCAGCTGTTGCTGGTTTTATGGATATACAAAATGAAATTGGAATAGCTAAAATGCAACGAGCTGAAGGAAAATCAGTTGATACTGGTAAGTTAGGTAAAAGAATAGTTCAAAAAGGTGCATATCCAATAGCACAAGCAGCTTTAAATTTCATCCCAGGTGTAGGGACATTATTAATGGGAGCAGATTTTATACTTGATATGTTTGGTATTTCTCCTCTTAGATGGTTAGTAAATAACTTGGTTGATTTAGTCCCAGATAAAGCTTTTAAAGGTCTTGGAAAATATGCTTTAGGAAAACAGAAAAAAGTAAATGATGGTATTATAAATCCTAAAGGTGGGATTGTAATGCAAGGTGAACAAGGTACAATTCAATTAAATAAAAATGATAGTGTAATTGCAGGTACTAATCTATTTGGAGGTGGTAAAGGTGATGAAAAAGTAGTTAAATTACTAGAAAGATTAATAACAGCTGTAGAAAAAGGTGGTGATGTAGTATTAGATGGTCAAAAAGTAGGAACTGCTATGGCTGCTAGTAGTTATAGAATGCAATAATATAATATGTATAACAAAATAATATAAATTAAAATAAATAATCATGGCAAAATCATTAATTAAAAAACTAGAAACCACAGGCTCTCCATTGAGTTATGTTGATGGTAGAACCCCAAAACCAAATATTGAGGCTGCTCAAATCAGTCCACCTTTTACAAAGGAGAATATTTACCCTTTTACAACAAATCTCGAACCAGCAAACCCACCAGAAAAATATTTAGATAACCCTCCAGGATAAAAACTAATATATGCCCTTAATAGACTTAAAAACTAATCTTAAATCATTAAGATTCGGTAATGACCGCCCTGGTAATGGCTCATCAGCTGATGCTAGAGGGGCTTTTGCTGCTTTCCCAAATGGTGTTGACCCTTTAATCCCCTCAAATGAAGATGAAGATCAGGGAATACAAGGATTTACATCTAGTAATGAATTTGGAATTAGAGGGGGTTTATTAAGAGTAGGAGCAGCAGTAGATGATGTAGAAAGATTATTAAAACTTTACACTAAAACCAATGTAGGATTATCTTTTAATGCTGTAGCTTTAGCACAAGGATTGCTTGCTGATCCCATGCAAGTTTGGAATCCATTAGCAATACCTCTTCAAACAGCAGCAACAGGAATTGGGATAGGACACATTCCTGCATTCTTAAATCCTAATTTAAGAGATATTTTCTCTCAACCTTTTCCTGGCCCTACAGATTTAAGATCATCTACTAAACTCCAACCAGGTGAAAATGATGTTTATGGTATAGGTAAAGTAGCTATTGGTACTAATAATACATTAAAAGGTACTTTATTAGGAAATCCAATTGGTTCTCGTATTAGAAGAAAAAGAGGAGTAAAAGATGGTAAAGAACTTTATAATGTTGTTTATGATAAAAGCACCCCAGGAGTTCAAATAGGAGATACTGCAGATAGAATGGCTATGAAGCCTCTATACAATTCCTCTACAGTTGCTAAAGATGTTCAAGATAGTGATTTTATTAAATTTAGAATATCTGTTGTAAATAATGATAATCCTTCAGAAAGAACTTGGATTACTTTTAGAGCTTTCATAGATTCATTTAGTGATTCATTTAGTGCTCAATGGAGCGATGTTAAATACGTTGGTAGAGGTGAAAATTTTAAAACTTATGGAGGTTTTGGTAGAGAAATTAATATGGGTTTTACAGTTGCAGTCCAATCAAGACAAGAACAATTCCCATTATATGAAAAACTTAATTATCTGGCATCTTTAACAGCCCCAGATTATAGTGAAGAAGGTTTTATGAGAGGTAATTTAATATATTTAACAGTAGGGGATTATTTAAGGGATGTTCCTGGTGTTCTTAAAGGAATATCAATTGGAGGATTTGAACGATCTAGTTGGGAAATTGCTAAAAAATTAAATGGTAATCCTTTAGGAGAATATAATAATAGAAATAAATTATTAAAAAGAGAAGATAAAATAGCACAACTTCCTCATGTTCTCCAAGTTAGTGGATTTTCATTCACCCCGATTCATAATTTTGTACCTCAAAAAGGTTCTAAATTTATTGGATATGATCCTGCAGATGATATTATTCCAAAAGCACTAACTAATGATCAAATTGCAGCTCAAGAACAAGCAATATTAGATAGCGTATTATCCCCAGACCAATTCCTATAAATGAATAGATATAAAGACATAACAATATTTAATACAGAAAAAGGTAAACGTTATTATACTACT